ACTGATCGCATTGATCGCGTACAGCGTCGCGGCGCTGCGCATCCTGTTCTATCGCCGCGACGGCGCGCGGCACCGTAATCATGTCTCGTGGTTCGCCTGGCTGATGCTTGTCGCACTCGGCGGCTCGGCGATCGAGCTGGCCTTGCACGCGAAATCGGTCGGCTATTTCGAAGCGGCTCGCGCCGTTCTTTTCACTGTTCTCATTTTCGGCGCACGCGGCAACGTCGCGCGCCTGTTGCGGAGCGAATGACGATGATTCTGAGAAAAGGCGATATCGGCGACGAAGTTTCGCTACTGCAAAAGCGCCTCACGCGCGCCGGCTTTCCGGTCGCAGAGACGCACGTTTTCGACCATGAAACCGAGTCCGCGGTTATGGCCCTGCAGAAAGCTCGCGGCCTCGTGATCGACGGCATCGCCGGTCCGAAAACGCTGATTGCGTTACCCGGCCTCGCGCTGCCCCGGCACCTGTCCGACGATGACCTCGTGAAAGCGGCCGACACGCTCGGCGTCTCCGTCGCGTCGATCCGCGCGGTCAACGAAGTCGAATCACGCGGCGAGGGTTTCCTGACCGATGGCCGGCCCGTGATCCTTTTCGAGCGGCATGTGTTCTATAAGCGCCTCAAGGCGCGCGGCCTCGACGCCGATGCGCTCGCCGCGAAGTATCCGAACATCGTATCGAGCACCGCCGGCGGATACATGGGCAAGGCGGCCGAGTACACGCGCCTCGCGACGGCCGAGCGTATCGACGCCGACACCGCGCACGAGTCGGCGAGCTGGGGCGCGTTTCAAATCATGGGCTATCACTGGAAAGCCCTGGAATATTCAAGCGTCGCCGATTGGGTCGCGCGCATGCAGCGAAGCGAAGCCGATCACCTCGACGCGTTCGTGCGGTTTATCGCGGCCGACACGGCGTTGCTTTCAGCTCTGAAGGGTAGGAAGTGGGCGGCGTTCGCCAAGGGCTACAACGGCCCGGATTACGCGCGCAATCTGTACGACGCGCAACTCGCTCAGGCATACGCGACCTATGCCGAGCGCGAAAAGGCGGCGGCATGAAAGCAATCGCCCTGCGCGTGCTCGCGGTCGCGCTGGTCGTGCTCGCGATCGCGACCGGCTGGTCTTATGTGAAGGCCTTGCGCGCCGAGCTGGTCGACGCGCAGAACACCGCACGCACCGCGCAAGAAACGGTCGGCCGGCGCGACGCGACGATCGCCGACATGCAGAAGAAAGAGCGCGAGCACACGACCGCGCTCGCGCAGCTCGAAGCGAAGCGCGAGCGCATCGCCGCGAGCCTTGCACAGACCGAAACCGACTTTGAGGCTTTGAAACATGAAAACGAAGCTCTGCGCGCATGGGCTGATAGCCCTTTGCCTGACGATGTTGTGCGCCTGTACAGCCGCCCCGCGATCACCGGAGCCGATGACTGGCTTGCAATGCGCGCCGGTCACGCGCTGCACGCTGCCGGCGACGGCCCCGCGCACTAACGACGAGCTGCGCCGCGCGCTCGATGTGACCGAGGCGGCATGGGGCCAATGTGCGGCCCGTGTGGATCTGATCGTCGATTGCCAAACGAAAGCCCTTTCCTTTCCCGGCCCCGACCATGAATAAGTCGAACAGTCTGCGCAAGGCGCTCAATGCGGCCGTGCCCTCGCTCGTGACCGATCCCGACAAGCTGCTCGTGTTCATCGATACCGGCAACATCATCGCTACGGGCACGGCATCGGATTCGTTCGATTACGCCTATACGCTTAACGTGATGCTGCTCGACTTCACCGGCGACGCCGATATCGTGTTCGCCGCGCTGATCGCGTGGGTCAGGCGCAATCAATCCGACCTGCTCACAAACGACGATCTGCGCAAGACAGGCATTTCATTCGAAGCCGACCAACTCACACAAACGACTGTCGATCTGTCGATCAAGCTCAGACTCACTGAAAGCGTCGTCGTCGGCACCGACGACACGGGCGCGCAGACCATCACGCACGTCGACGAACCCGTGCCCGAATGGGAAACGCAAGGCCTTTATGACCCGTCGCAGCAATGGCCGAACTAGACGCGCTCGAATCATGGGCGGGCGCGCTGCTGTCGAAGCTCGCGCCGGCCGCTCGTCGCTCGGCGCTGCGCGAAATCGCACGCGAGCTGCAACGCAGTCAACGCACGCGCATCGCGCAGCAACGCAACCCGGACGGGAGCGCATACGAGAAGCGCAAGCCGCGCCCGAAACTCCTGCGCGACAAGGCCGGCCGCGTCAAGCGGGCGGCGATGTTCGCGAAGCTGCGGCAAACGCGCTATATGCGCGCCGAAACTGACGCCCTCGGCCTCGCGATCGGCTTCGCCAGCCGTGTCGCACGCGTGGCGCGCATTCACCAATTCGGCGAAAGCGATCGCGTCGCGCCGCACGGTCCCGAATACAAGTACCCTGCTCGCGTGCTGCTTGGATTCTCTAACGCCGACCGCGAAATGATCCGCGATCTACTGCTTAAACACGCCGCGACCTAATCGGGGCACCATCAATGAAGGGAGGGTTCCTGCACCTGCGGTTAGGGTGTGCGCCGCGAGCGTCGCGGTTCGACCCATATTCGCCATTCGGATTCCCAGATTGGTCACCGGGAAGCGGTCGTTCAAAGGGGCGGTCTGGCTTCGACTTAGTCGTTGCACCGCGCGCTGCCGCCCGGGACTACCGGTCTATCGTCGCGTTATCTTCGCGGGTTCGCCCCAGCTGGCGACCAGTGCCCTCAGCGACTCGCGCACCCAGCGCTGGGAGGCATGTCCGTGGCTTCGCTCATGCCAAAGCATGCTCACCTCGAAGCTCGGCACGGGAATAGGGCAGTCAACGATCATCAACGCGTCGACCCGATCGCGCACGAGTCGTTGCGGTACTAGAGCGACGAGGTCGGAGCGGGCCACGATGTCAGGCACAACCAGGAACGAGGCCGCGGACAGCACCACGTTGCGCTGGAGACCTAGGCTCGCCAACATATCATCCACGGGCGTGGAGAAATCGCCGCCGCGCAGCGACACGATGATGTGCTCCAGCTGTGCAAATTGTGCCGCCGTGAGCTTGTGGCGCAGACGCGGGTGGCCGAGGCGGCCTATCAGCACGTAGCGCTCGTCGAACAGGTGACGGCTGCGCAGGTTGGTCGGGGCGTCGCGGGGCGTCATCAACGCGAGGTCTACCTCCCCGCGGGCCATCTGCGCTGCTAGTTGCGGCATGTCCAGGAAACGCACCGCAACCCTCACGCCGGGCGCTTGTTGGCGCAACTGCAATACCAGCGGCTGCACCAATGCAGCCTCCAGATAGTCCGTGCAGGCGATAGCCACAGTCAGGCGGGCCTGCGCAGGATCGAAGTGCACATGACGGCCCACCGTGGCGCGCACTTGGTCTAAAGCATCACGTAGAGGCGCCAGAAGTTCATCGGCCTTTGCTGTGGAAGTCATGCCACGCTGCGCCGGAATCAGCAACGGATCGTCGAACAGATCGCGCAGGCGCGCGAGCTGTGCGCTCACTGCCGGTTGGCTCAGATGCAAGCGGCGCGCGGCGCGCGTCACGTTCTGCTCTGCCAGCAAGGTTTCTAGGGTGACAAGTAAATTCAGGTCCAACCGGTTGGTATCCATTGCATGGATAGTAGACCAGAAGACCGACGATTTCACTCCGTGCGAGGTTCTGCCCACACTGCACATGTCGGCGCGCGTGTTGCGTGCCTGTCCGGAGAAATCGCATGTCCCATTTATCATCAATGCCTCTGATTACCGTAGCTGGTGCCTCCAGCAAGCAAGGCCGCAGCGTGGCCAGCACGCTGCTGGATAGCGGTCGCTATCGAGTGCGCGCTTTGGCGCGAAGCGTCGATAGCGAACCGATGCGCGAACTGGCCCGGCGCGGCGCCGAGGTCGTCGTCGCACCGCTGGAAGCGGGGCGCAAAGCGCAGTTTGCCGCGGCTTTGCGAGGCTCGCACGGCGCTTTTTTGATGACGCCGCCAATTGCGCCCGTACCGCCGCCGGGCCGTCCCGAATTAGCGCTGGGCATGGAGCTGGCTGACGCGGCGCTCGCCGCGGGCGTGGAGCATGTCGTCTGGAGTAGTCTCGAAAATGTCGACGATCGCACTGGCGGCACTCTGTGGGCGCCACACTTCACCGAGAAGGCCCTAGTGGAAGCCTACCTGCGCACACTGCCGCTTCACAGTTCATTCATCCAACTTGCCTTTTTCTACAGCAACTTTCTTGAGCACTATCTGCCCCGCCCCCAAACTGACGGCGGCTTGAGTTTCCCGGTTTACCTACCGCCCGACACGCCCGTGCCGTTCGTTGATCCGCTGACCGCGACCGGTCCGGCGGTGATGGCGCACTTCGACAATCCGGAGTCGTATTCCGGCCGAACATTACCTGTCATCGGTGAGGTACTGACTGCGCGCGAACTTGTGGAAACTTTCGTGCGCGTTTCGGGGGTGCGTGCGCACTACACGTCTGCATACACACGCGAGGATTTGCTAAAGAACTTCCCCGCATTCGGTGCCGACGAGTGGCTGGTACGCGAGCTCGTGGGAATGGTTACCTACGCGGTCGAATACGGGTACTACGCACCCGACCGGGACCTGGCATGGAGCCGACGAAATGATCCGACCGCACTGACCTGGGAAGACTTTCTTCGACGAAGTGGTTGGCGGGGAGAGCATATGAGCTTCGGTGTTGCAATCGGCACATAGAAGCTACGTCCGCCCAAAGCGGCCATACGCGACGGACGGCTCATGGCCGAACTGAGTCCTGCGATCGGCTTAGCGAGGTATCCTTGTGGCCGACTGCGCTCCAAGTCTATTGCGATGTCGAGCACAAAAAGAAGCCCGCAGTTGCGGGCCATCGGAGCGCACGGGGATGCTGCTCCATAAAACCTGCTGTTGACTGTCGAAACTCTCGGATGGGAACGTTAGCCATCAAGCGATGGTTATCGCTTCACTTGCTGTTTCCTCATGTCACACGACAATCGCGGCCGAACCGGCTTTCCAGTACGGTGAAAACCTTTTCCAGCGTTCCATCCCGCTTCCACTGTAAATACTTGATGTAGCAGGTTTGGGACGGCGGCATCGCTACAGGAATACGATGCCAGCGCTCGCCTTGGGTTACGACCCATAGAATGGCATTCAGCAAGTCGCGGGGATCACGGCGCGGACGTCCAAATCGACACTTGTCCTCCACTGGAAAGAGGTACGCCACAAGGCCCCACTCCTCGTCCGTTAGCTGATCGAAAGGCATGCAAACTCCGGGTTGGCTCTGAGCGCACTCCCGCAATTTAATACCTGGTCTGATTGTTAAATCAAGCTTGTTAATACCTCTTCGCGAAGATACAACGCCACCATACAAAAGGCGTTCTTTTCACGAGGCGAGACGTGCCACCGGTAAAGAAATTTAACTCCTATCCCTACCCGCCACGCCCGTCTGCGAGGCGATCAGTTAGTCCAAGATCCCGGACGATCCTGTTGAGGTGCGAGCGCGAGTATGTAACGCCGAATTCCCGTTCGATATAGGCAAGCAGTTGCTCCCGTTCCCACACATCGGTTTCAAACCCCTGCAGTCGCGGTGAATGTTTAATGGCGCTCGTAAGCCGACTGACAGCTAGTACATCGAGAACAGATCGTCGCCCGACGTCATTCAACCGCAAAACTGCTTCGGCGCCGCCGGTCGCAAAAAGAGCTTCATAGCGGCGCGCAGTCGCAGGGCTCAACTGCAACCGACGCGCAACCTCACGCATGGGGATGCCAGCGGCAAGCAAGGACGCGGCTGCGCGTCTTCGATTGCCCCAAGGCGGTTTGTTCGAGTCTTCGGAGACGGGCATCCGGACAGTCATGCGTTTCACGTGTCAACTACATTGCCATAAAAGCGCTGCTGTTGCACCTGGCTCCGATACCGCCGTAGAGCTTCGCGGCATCGCCCGCGTTCCTCAGACACAAGTCGCAGCAAGACAATTCGAACCACCCGGCTAATCATTCGGCCCGCTAAGTTTGTACCCGACACGCTAACAAACGCAGCGTGTCGACTCGCCCGTGCGTGCTCGGCAACATGGAGTCATGAACGCAAACGAATCCTCACGCCAATTTCTGAACGGCA